TGTCCTGATAAAATCTCATTTCTAGGTGCAGATGGAACTATGAATCTAGTATCTCCTCCTGATACTGTGGGTACAATAACCAATGCAGTAACTACTTCATACAAGATGTTAGCACAAAATTATCACATTGATATTAGCTTTGTAGAAGGCACAGTTGCTCAAAGTGGTGTAGCTATTAAGCTAAGGAATACTGAATTAACAGATTCAAGAGTATCAGATGTGATTAGATGGAAAGAAGTTGAGAAACAACTATTTGAACTGGAATCACTAATGATAGCTGTTGATTTAGGTAAAGATGCAGGAGAACTTGAGCAGATTGATTTCCAAGAAACTATGGAAGTATTATCAGATGATGAGCAGAGAGCCAAATGGGATTGGGAATTATCTAAGGGATTAATAGATGAAGCAGATATACTAATACAACAAGATCCTGATAGATTTGAAGATAGGGCAGCAGCACAAGAATATCTAGCAGAAAGAGGAAAGATAACAACACCTGAAGAAACACCTGAAGGCTCACTACTGGAACAGCTAATTAAACCTGTTTAATGGGTATAGATGGCTTAATGTCAGATCAATTATTCATAGAACAGAACTCACAAACTATTACTGATATATTATTAGAAGTTCAAGAAAAAACTATAGCAGAATTATACCTACTTAAAGGCAATCAAACAGCAGAAGAATTTGTAATGTTCATTGATAGACTGAATATTGAGCAGATTGTACTTTCTAAATCAGAAAATGCAATCAACATTTATGAACAAGTGCATGGAGGAATGTTACAATCTATTCAGGGGTTTGCTACACTAGCAGAAGAAACTCTATTAGCATTAAAGAATTATAGCACTCAATCACTATTAAATCAATTAGGCAATATGGCTCAAATCATCAAGAAAGAAGTGATTAATGGTATTGTAGCAGGATCTCCAATTCAAACAGTAGTCAATGCAGTAAGAGGTCAAGGTGCTTTAAGTAGAAGGCAACTACAAACCCTTATAGATACATCTATGAATGAGTATTCTAGGAGTGTTACTAAGCTAATGATAGACAAGATGCCTGCAAGTACAAAGTATCAGTACATTGGAGCATTAGATGGTAAAACTAGACCTGAGTGCTTAAAGATGATGGCAGCAGGAAATTTAACTAAAGCACAAATAACAGCATCATTTGGAAGTCAGGTGTTTACAAGTGGTGGTGGATATAATTGTAGGCATAAATGGGAATATGCTTTACAGGATAAGTTTGGACATGATCCTGAAGGTGCTTCTAAAAGATTAGAGGAACTTGATTAATGGCTAAATCTAAATTCAAGATGCCTGATCCTATATTAGACACAGCATTCTACAAAGACTGGGGTGCAAAAGCAGTTAATAGATATAGGCATTATATATTTGATAAAAGCAATCCAAAGATGTCCAATGGTAAAAACTTCCCCTCCTATTCAAAAAGAGGATCTAAGTGGGTTACTATGAATGTAAAAAAGGGATTTAAAAAAGGAGCTCCTAAAGAAGGTTACTCTTATGAACAAGCTAAACAAGGAAATATGTTAAGAAGGCAAAATTCAGGATATGCAAATTCTACTGCTCCTTATGTTTCAGGAGATTTAATGAGAGATACCAACTGGGATTATTCTGTGAAAGATGATGCTATATACATTGGTTGGAATGCTCAAGCAAATAAGGTTGATTGGTTAAGAGATATGAAACCTTCTAGAATATTAACAAGTCATCAGTACCCATATCCAAAAAGTGAATTAACAAAATTAATGCCTGAAATTAATAAACACTTAAAAAGACTTATGCCTAAAGGAACAAATACTATTAAAGTAGGGAAGAAAAAATAATTATTTGTTGATAGTTATTTTAATATATATTAGGACAATGAATTTTAAACAATTACTCACAAAAGAGGACACAAATGTCAGAAGAAAATAAAACAACTCAAACTGAAGCCACTCAGGTAAATCCACCTAGCACAGAAGCTAGTAAAAACAATGTTTCAGAAGGTAACATTCCACAATCAAGATTCAATGAAGTTAATACTCAGAAGAATGAGTACAAAACTCAGGTATCAGATCTTCAATCTCAATTAGATAAGTTCAAAGCAGATCAGGAAACAACTAGAAACAAGGAACTGGAAAAGCAGGGTGAATATAAAAAGCTGTTAGAAGAATCAAATGCTAAACTTGAAAAGTCCTCAGTTGTTGTAAAAGAATATGAGGAGTACAAAACTAATAAGAGAAATTCCTTAATGGAAACCTTAACAGAAGATACAGATAAATCTATTGCAGAAAGCCTACCTTTAGATAAATTGGAGTTGTATGTAGGTAAGATTACTAAGAGAAATAATTTACCCACTAACAATTCAAGAGCAGCTAATAATCAACCAGTAGGAGAGTTTGGTGGATATTCTTCAATGCAAGAATTTGCATCAAAAGATCCAGCTGGTGCAGATAAATATTTAACTGACAATGTAAAAGGATATAAATGGGGTAAATAATATTTCTCTTTCAATTTAATCCTCACTAGAGGCACTCTACTTGAAGGCTAACAAGCAGTTGATAGATAGGGTGAGAATTAGGAAGAAATATTATGGCTCAAGATAGTTTAGTAACAGATGTAGGGGTTGCAGCTGGTGGTCTGGGAACAGCAGTAGCAGCAGCAACAGTTCAATTTAACAAGGCAGCAGTAATGCCTAGTCTAATAACAATGGTTCCAGCTCCTCAAGGAACTAGCACAGTTCAATTTCCTGTATATACAAAACATGATCCTACTCATGCTGATCATGGTGTAGATGAACAGGCTTCAGGTGCTGAAGAAACAATAGCAAATCTAACTAACATTGAAACAACAGCAGTAAGTTGTGAGGTGTTAAGAAGGGCAATCAGGGCAGAAGTAACTGATTTATCAGCTCATGGTAATGGTGATGCTTTGTTAGTAAATGCAGCAGCTCAACTTGGAAATGATGTAGCAAGAAAGTTTGATGTTGAGGTATGTGATTTACTTGATAACTTTAGTAATGGTGTAGGACAAGATGATGCCTTAAACTTTTTGTTATTCATGGACGCTATTGCAACATTAGAAGCAAATGATGCTCCAAGACCATATAATGCAGTATTACACCCATTACAGATTTGGGGATCTTATGGTTTAGGTCAAGAGTTTAGCAACCTTGCAACTCCTGCCTTTACAGGATCAGGTGCATTTGCAGGTCAGGCTTCTGATGGAATTAAAAGTCAATTCATGGATTCTGGTTTAGTAACTAATATTGCAGGTGTTGGTATATATACAACAACAGCAGTACTTGATGGTGCAACTGGAAGAAAAGAAGGTGGTATGTTCTCTAAACAAGCTATTGGTTGTGGTTACATTGATTTTGGTGGTGGTAGCTTTATCCAAATGGCTTCAGAAAGAGAAGAAGCTTATGCAAAGACAACTCTAGTTTCTAATGCTTATTATGCAGCAGCAGAGTTAGTTGATGTGTGGGGTGTTGAAATAGATACAGAAGTATCTTAATAAATCAAGGTAAAGGGTGGTGTAAAAGCCACCCTTTTACTTATCATGTCAGAACATAAAAAAGATATAGGTAATCTAAATAATAAAGAATTTAAGTGTGAACTAGATCCTACCAACAAACTCAAACTTGTTGAAGATAAAGATAAAGGACAACAAGCATATTATAAAGGGCAGAAGATTAAATATATGGATTATATACAAGAGGTTGGTAATAGGGTTAGAAGAAATAAAGAAAATAAAGGTGCTGATAACATTGGTATCTTTGGTGGGTTAAGTTTTGATAATAATGGTAAGATTATTTAAGGAGAAATAATAATGGCAGAAGCTAAAAAGAAAGAAGCAAAGAAAGAAGTAAAGTCCACTAGGGTGAAGATAACTAAAAGCAATGGCAGAGTTATATATAGAGAAAAAGAGTTAGTGGGTGGTGCAAAGTCTAAAAGAATGAAAGCTAAAGGTTGGAAGGTGGAGGAAGTATAATGCACAAATATAAACTATTCACAGTAACACCTACAGTTGAAGCAACTCCTGATTATGCAGCAGGTGATGTATTGTTTAGTCCAACTGAGATTTCTGACTTCTTTCCAAGTAAAAACAGTTCTGCACAGATTGTAAGTTTATGTATAATTGATAAGCAGGTTGTTAGCACTCATGATTTCACATTATACTTTACTCATTCAGCAGCATCATTTGGAACTGTTAATGCAACAGCAAATGCAGCAATAGGAACTTTAGAAGAAATACAAACAACTATTCCTATTGCTAATGGTGATTGGATAGCAGGTGGTGGTGCAGGTAGTGTTGATAATGCTAATATTTGCACTTTAACTGATACATCAGTTGATGGTATAGGATCAGTTGTGTCAAGTTATAACTGGGCAAGAACATCTTTTGGTACAAGCATTCATATAGTTGGTATAGCAGGAGAAACAATGAATGTAGCATCAACATCAGATTTGATCATTAAGATTGGTGTTAAATATCTGTAAATGTCTGAACTCTTAGACAACATCAAGAAATCAGAAGGATTTAGACCTACTGTTTACAAGTGTACAGCAGGACATGACACTATTGGTTATGGCTTTGCTATTAAGGATTTAGTGTTAAGTAGAGATATATGTGATCAAATTCTAGAAACTAAAGTAGCTGAACTCAAATTAATAGTTAATCAGAAGATTCCATTCATAGAAGATTTACCTGATGTAGTACAAGAAGTTCTATATGAGATGTATTACCAAATGGGCAATTCACTATTCAAGTTCAAAAAGACACTAAAACATCTTGAGAACAAAGATTATCGTTTAGCAGCAAAAGAAATGCTTGACAGTAGGTGGGCAGGGCAGACACCTAATAGAGCCAAGAAACTATCAGATATAGTGAAATATGCTGAATAATGGATATAATGCAGATCATAGAAACC